TCAGAAGATCATAAACGATTTCTTTGCCATGACGGGCTAAACGCAAACGAAATAACGGAAGTAAAGTCAGTAAACCATTGAAAACAGAAAAGGTGGAAAAAAACATGAACGAAATGTCATACGAACGCGCAATCCTGATAATGCGAACACCACGAAGTCCGCACCCAGACGGAGACGAACACATTCTAGCGTGTCCTAATTGCGGGAGCGGGGAATACCTACTCAATCAGGATGGAGCAGAAAACGCATATTGCGGAAAATGCGGACAGGCCATAGAGTGGAAGGTTGACAAAGATGATTAAAAGCTATATCATGGACACAGATGGAAACGTAAAGCTGGCAAGACACTTCAAAGTAAAAGAATTTGCTTGCAAAGACGGCAGTCAAGTAGTATTCATAGACGACTACTTATACAACGTTCTGGACATCCTCCGACATAAGCTAGGAAAGCCGGTAATCATCACCAGCGGATACAGAACACCAGAGTGGAACAAAAAATGCAACGGAGCAAAATACAGCTACCACATGCGCGGTATGGCAGCAGATATCCGAGTCAATGGTATAAGCGCAAAAGAGCTTGCCAACAAACTGAATGAAATCGTCCCGGATGAATGCGGCATTATCGTATACAGCAATTGGGTGGATTTTGATGCGTCCCGGGAAAAAATACAGAAAGGGGGTGTAAAAATGGCACACAGAAGCGGAGCGGGTCACGGCGACCAGAAACGATTTACTCAGACTGCCAAGCGAGTAAAAAACATCAACGTACGACCGAAGGTATCGCGGGGCGGTATCCGGCTGTAAACGACACAAACCAAAGAAAGGAGGCGAATTAATGGCACTGATTAAGGTCAAGGACGTTAAGGAAGCAATTGCACTGATGATGAACATTCTTGAAAAGCTTGACGAGATTTACCACGCACTGAAGGACGCAAGCAAAGACGAAAAGTAAAGGAGAAAAACATGAAACTGAAATTCTACTCATTCCACGATGCATTGACCAACGGCTACTCACAGCCGTTTCTGCAGAACAACAGAGCACAGGCGGTCCGAACGGCACGCTGGAAGGCCAACGAAAGCAAACCGAGTGAAATCGAAGATATCAGCTTAGTTGAACTGGGCGAGTTCGACACCGAAACGGGCTACATGAGCGAAGCGATGCCCGAGCACATCGCACGGCTCATCGACCTGAAGGAGACAGCCAATGTTAAATCCTGATGTGATGGTAAGATACTACGGAATGCCGACCGAGAGAGTGACAAACGATCCGGGGAGCAAGACCGCGCCGACGTGGAAAGCGGTCAAGCGACCGAACGGCACTACAGACTACATCGAACAGCCGGAAGAGGACACATACGAAAAAATCCAGCGAGCCGGCGAAGGCTACGACCTTGCAAGCGCAATCGCACGGCTGGAAGCTGGAGATACCAGCATCAAGGCAAAGAGCGTAGTATACACCGAAGGCACCGACCTTGAAAATCTACCCAGGGACATCATGACAATGCACGAAAGGGCCGAAACAGCAGCCGAAACGCTGGAACAGCTACAGCAGATGCAACAGACCGAACAGCCGAAGCCGAAAGAGGAAGAAAAGAAGGAAGAGGTGAAGGAAAACGAACCGAAACAGTGAAAACCATTTCGCGCAAGTGCCGCGAATGAAACGACCACGAAGCAGATTTGACCGAAGCCATCAGCTGCTGACAACCATCAACGAAGGCGACCTAGTACCAATCTACTGTGATGAAGTGCTTCCAGGCGATACAGCACGTATACGCCTGAACGGCCTAATCCGTATGAGTACTCCTATCTATCCTATCATGGATAACTGCTATATGGATACCTATTTCTTCTTTGTTCCGTGCCGTCTGCTGTGGGAACACTGGGAAAATATGTTCGGCGAAAATGACACCGACTATTGGGCAGAAAAAACCGAATATTCCACACCGAAAGCCAAAATCGACGGCAACGGCATTAAAAACGGAACAATCGGGGATTACTTCGGAATCCCAACAAAAACACCGCTGGAAGTAAACGCACTGCCGGCACGCGCCTATGCCATGATTTATAACGAGTGGTTCAGAGATGAAAACCTTGAAGCACCGATAATGATAGGATACAAAAAAACTGACAGTGGAGGAGTCTCAGCAGACCCAGAAGCAGACGGAGCAAAATACGCCAATAAACCAGAGGTTACAGCAACCTTATCAGAAGGTGCACTATACGCAACAAAACCGGCAAAAGCGGGCAAGTTCCACGACTACTTCACCAGCTGTTTACTGTCACCGTTGAAAAATGACCCGGTGGAAATCGGCCTGGCAGGCAATGCACCGGTAGGAATGTACAAAAACGACGAACTCACAGAATACGGGACGGTAGGCGGAAAACAAACAATCTACTTCAACCAAAAAAGTATAGACAGTTTCAAACCGGGAATTACCAACAATCAATCGGGGAAAAAAATTTCGTTGGTAGAGGGAAGCTCGAGCGATACACAACATATAGGAGATATAGCATACCTAGGCGCAGACCTGAGCGGAGTAAGCGCAATCAGCATTCAGGACTTGCGCATGGCAATCGCCTTGCAACACATCTTTGAAGCTGATGCACGCAACGGCACGCGATACCGTGAATTCCTGTCTGGTACGTGGGGCGTAACGAGCCCAGACAGCCGACTTCAGATTCCTGAGTACATCGGCGGGCAGCGCATCGCCATCAATGTCAACCAAGTAGTTCAGACAAGCCAAACGGATACCAAGACCGGGCAGACACTGGGCAATACAGCAGCATACAGTCTGACCACATGCAGTAAAGACATGGTGGACTATGCAGCGACCGAATACGGCTATATCATCGGTCTGGCAGTGGTACGAGTGGAACACAGCTACCAGCAAGGACTTGCAACCAAGTGGACGCGTGGCGGACGATTCACTTACTACGACCCGCGACTTGCAGCACTGGGCGAACAGCCGGTATATAACCGCGAAATCTATGCACAGGGCAAGCCTGAAGACAACGAGATCTTCGGGTATCAGGAGGCCTGGGCGGATTACAGATACAAGCTTTCTTACGTAACCGGCGAAATGCGTTCTAACTACGAGAAAAGTTTGGACGCATGGCACTATGCAGACGATTATAACGAACTTCCGCGTCTCTCGGCAGAGTGGATTCAGGAAGGAAAAGAAAACATTGACCGGACAATTGCAGTAACCAGCAACATCAGCCACCAGTTCTTGTGTGACTTCTATTTCACAGAAGACTGGTATCGCGAAATGCCTATTTACAGCATCCCGGGCATCGAAAGAATTTAAGGAAGGAGGAAGCCCCGCAAAAGCGGGGCTATTTTTGAATGGAGACGTTATTAAGCTTTATGCCATACCTCATGCAAGGGCTAAGCATGTTAACGGGCATCATAACAAGCAGTAACCAAAGTAGCGCCAAGAACAGCCAAGGGGCAGGCAGCGAGAGCAGCACAGGCAGCGAAAGCACAACTGGCAGTGTAACGGCACCACAGCAAATCGGTGCAACACAAATCGGTACACCGACAGGGGTCACAATGTTCGGGAATCAAAGCAGTGTAAACACCGCAAACGCACTGCAAATGATGAGCGGACTGCTGAGCAACATCGCGAATGCTGGAAGCCAAGCAAGCGCCAAGAAGTACAACAGTGCAGAAGCAGCAGCAGAACGAGCATTCCAAAAAGAAATGCGCGGGACAGCCTATCAGGACACCGTAAAGGACATGATAGCAGCGGGAATCAATCCTATTCTAGCAGCGACCAACGGCGCAACAAGCGCACCATCGGGAGCATCTGCAAGCATTGGAAGCCAGCGATACAACCAGCAGAGCGCACAGGCCGCAAGCGTAAGCGCTATGTACGAATACGGCAACAACACGGCAGAACTGGCAGACAAATACTTACAGCTGGCAAAACAAGCCACCAGCGCAAAACAGCTTAAGAGCGCGAAAAGCTGGGAACAGGCAGCGAGCGAGCTGGCAACCTCAAGCGCAAAACAGGCACAGCAATACAGCTATGCGGCTAACAAGTTAGGTTCAGGCCTTGCAAAAGCTGGCGAAAAAGCCAAAGACGCAGTAAAAAAAGCTGGCAAAGCAGCAAAAGAAGGCGTTGACAAGGTAGCCGAAGATACTATTAACAAGTCAGCAAGAAGACGCAAACTGATAGATGGATTCAAATCTGGAGAAACTTACAGAGGAGACTAAGAAAGGAAGGGGGATGGCAAAACATCCCCCTTTTTTAGTAACAATAATCCAAAAAATAGAGAATGTGGAAAACTTGAGTTTTCAACACTTTCAACAGGTTTTCAACAACAAGTTGCACAAAGAAATTCGTCAAAATGACGAACATTCAACAATTCA